TACACCTTGATTACAAGACGTATCAAGTGTATTAGCTATTTGATTCCCTACGCGGCCACGCCTAGTTTTTGAGTTAGGGTGACTGATGTTAACTGAATCACCTGGATATGCTTCTGCATAGCCTTTGATTGTTGCTTCTTTAATTAAAACTCCATACTTATCTTGCGCAGTTAAAGTAAACATTTCTTCTCCGTTACATTTAAACCTTCGTCCATTTTGCCTTTTTATAATTCTATCTGGTGTTAAAACTGGCATTACTTGCTCGCTTTTCCTTGTCGTTTCAATATATGTGCCTTCTCGTTGACTGTATGGGTATCGGGCAGTAAGCGTGTTTGCAATGACTCTGCTTTCATCAGCCGTTCTAGATGCTTCTGCGAGAGGAAATATTTCTCGTCCACCTGCTCCTCTAAGATGTCCGATAATGAACACGCGTTCTCTGTTTTGTGGGACTCCGAAATCTTTGCTGTTAAGAATCTGCCATTCCGCATCGTACCCCAGTTCATGAAGCGCGGTAAGGATTGTAGCGAACGTTTCTCCTTTGTTGTGCGATAGTAACCCTTTAACGTTTCAAGGAATAAATAGCGTGGTTGGATTTGTTTAGCTGCTCTAGCAATTTCAAAGAACAAAGTTCCTCAAGTTTCTTCGAAGCCCAGTCGCTTTCCTGCGATTGAGAATGATTGATAAGGAAATCCTCCGCAAATAATGTCAACTGTTCCGCGCAACGTTCTCCACTCATCATCTGTAACTTTTGTGATGTCTTCACGTGTCCACTCTCCTTCCGTATCGTGAATTGCCTGGTAACTCTTTCGTGCGAATTTATCAATTTCAACATAGCCCACGCACTCATGTCCGGCGCGTTCCATACCTAAACGAAATCCGCCAATGCCTGCAAATAGATCTAAAAACTTCATGCCTTAGCCTCCAATTCGTCGCCTCTTCCAAGTTTTCGCATTACCTCTTCATAAGCTTTTTTCTCTTCTTCCGTCATCTCTGGCTGTTTAGGTGCTTCTTGCTGGTCTTTGTCGAACCACTCTGGCAATATTTCTTGTTTAACTGGCTTGTTGTATTTGTTGAACGGCTTGTTATATTTTTGCTCTAGCTCTATCTGTCGTTGTTTTTCCGCTGCATCAACATCAGCTATTGTTTTAAATCCTCTGCTTTCCCAGTTTTTAAGAATTTTATTAACGTAAGCGTAATTACGTTTGTTAGCTCCTTGCTCTGATGTAACTTCTAAAGCCTTCATGACAATTTCTCGATTACCTGCAAAATCATCTACCCAAGCAAGTAGTTTTTCTAGTTCAACCGGAAGCATCATTCCGAATCCGTTTTGTTCCCAAAAATCCTTGAAATTTAAATCGCTGTTGTTGTTGTTAATATCTTTATCTAATTCTTTATCTATATCTATTGCGTTACTTTGCGTAACAGTAACGCTACTTGTAACGTTACACTCTTTATTTCCTTTACTGTCACCACTCGCTATTCTGTTCTGCCGCATAGCTTCTCGATGTTTTTCCACTCTTTTCCTTGTTTGCTCACGAACCCTTTCCATACCATCAACGTTTTGATGTTTTTCCCAATTTTCTATTTCAATCAATCCATTTTCTGTTTTTTGAATCATTCCGAAGCTCTGTAACGTATGTAACGTTACACGTATAATCCCAACATCACGGTTGAAAAGGGTCGCGAGCATGTCTTCCGTATACGGTACATTTTCGTTTAAATAAATGCGTCCTTTGTCGTTAGTTTTTCCAGCTAAAGCTAGAAGCCTAATCCATACAATAAGCATTTGGTTACCCTCTGGCATTTTTTCGAGCAACTTAATCTTTTCATCATCAAACATATTGACGGATAACTTTATCCATTGAATCCCCGACATACTCGCTCCTCCTGTTTTAATTAACTTGTTTTTGCGCCTCTATTTCTGCATCTAGTTTTTTAATTAGTGCAGAAGCTTCACCTTTACTCATTGATTTTGTATCCGTAATTTTATAACTCTCTAGTACATATTTCGCATCATGTCCAAATGGGTCCCCTACAACGCTTGCTTTCGCAAATATAGCCTTTCTTTGTGCCGGCGATGCTAAATTGTCGCTTTGCTGTGTTGGTTGCGTCTGTTTTGTTTGCTGATAATTTTTTGAACTTTTATTTGCCTTTGTGTTACCGCTAGCACCATTACCGTCGTCGTCTTCATCGCTCGCTATTCCAAAAGCCGAAGACAATGTGTACCTACGAGCGTAAGTTAGAGCGCTCCCTGCCCCCTGTGCTGTATTTTTGTCTAGAGGTAACATAAATGGGTCAAACTCGACAAATTCACCACTTGAGTGCATCAATATTGTTTTAACTCCCACTTTATTTTCTTCAGTCAACGGAATTTGTATATAAGATAATCCTAGATCTGGTGCATGTTTTTTTACTGCACTAATGACGTTTTCCAAAGGAACATAACTACTTTTAAAAAATGGATTGTTTGCTGTTTTTGCTGGCTGTTCTACTTTTTCTTGAAATTTGGATAATGCAACGCTGAGTTCAATTACAGATTCACTCATTTTCAATCTAATTACCTCACTCTCAATGATTCGGTTTGCACTAATTCAGCGCCCGGGACGTCTCTTCCTTCTTTTAGAGCGCTTGTAATAGCTTTCTTATCTAATTTTTTAGGTTGCTCTACTAAAAACATGAATAGTTTTTCTTCGTCCTCTAAACGCAAGCTAGGAGGGTTCTTCTGAATGCTAATAGTAAATAATGGGCTTTTGATTTTACGGATATCCACTTTTAACATTTCGCTCTCTAAATACTCTTTCATGTTTTTAGCTTTTGCTTCTAACGCTTTTTTACGCTTCGTTAACCTCTCTACTTCCTTAGCTAATCCCTCAGCCTCAGCATCAATACTTTTTACCATCTTTATAATATTCTCTGCCTTTTCTTCTATCGGCTCTCTAATGCTGTCTAAAGTGTCTTGTAACGTTTCTGTGTCTAATTCCTCCGCCATTTCTAAGACTTGATTGTATGCTTGAGTCAATTCGTATAATTTCATGCTTGCACGCCTTCTCTCTGCTCAATTTTTTTAGCTAGTTTTTCATGTATATCAATTAATTCATCAAATAGTTTAGATCCTTCTAAGTTAGTTGATTGCTTCTTTAGTAAGTTATAAAGCGGTGTTAATTCATCGTCATAATCATGTATCACGACTTTAAAGCCATAATGAATCGTTTTAAAATTATCCATGTTATCCCTCCATTGATTAAATTTCGGATTTAAGGTATAATTTCTTTAAGGTAATATCTTAAATCCCGGACCCACACTGCTATGTGGGTCTTTTTTTATTCTTCATTTTCCGCCTCTTCTTCATTAGTACGCTCTAATTCCTCTAAATATTCGTTATGCCAAATTTGGCTTATTCTTTCAAAACTGGACCAACAAGCATCAACCACAAGTGGATTTTCAACCATGTTTATCACTTCCTCTCAGCCAGTAGCCTGCAATTAGCGACATAAACGACACGAAAATCATTACTGCGAACACATCCATCAACGCGTGACCTCCTCATAACCCTTTAGTTTTAACTCCTCGATATAGTCCGTCATGTTGTCGCAACCTGTTTCGTTTAACGGAATTTTCTGCTGAAATGCCGGATTTGCAATCATTTTTGTTCTGCTATTTGTATGAATTTCGCTATCTCCGAAGTTTGTTGTCTTTCTGAAAACTCTTTCTGTCATTGTTGTAGCCCTCCTTTATTTTTCTCCGCCTTGCGCTACCCATGCTTCAAGTTCTCTTTTGCTAAAAATCCATGTCTTGCCGTTTATTTTTTTGCCGGGTAATCCCGCATTTCTAGCCCAAGATTGAATAGTCCTCTTTTTCATACCTAACATTTCCGCCGCTTCCTCAGCTGTTAAAATATCCTTTTCCATCGTTTCCATTGTTTCTCACTCCTTCACCAAACCATTTTTTTGATAGAATTTATCTCGACTTTCTAAAATTTGTTGTAAATTAATGTTGAATGCCTTCGCTATACTTGTGTTAAGCGTTAATGCTGTTGCGATTACATCTGTTATTTCTGAAATTGCTTGTTTTGCGGCTTCTCGTTGTAGCATGTCACCTTTTCTCAAGCTATATGTCATCGTTTCTAAGCCGTTTTTTAGCGTGTTTATTGCTTCTTCAACTTCTAATTCAAAGCGGTTAGTTAAAGAAGCGTGATGGTTGTCTAAGCCGTCGAAAAGTGGAGGTATCATTCCGTTTGAAAATTCATGTGCGAATAAATAGGTGCTCTCTGGTTCGTTGTAGCTATCAATTAACTGTTCTGCTTGCTCTAGTGAAACAGTACGCTTTCCTTTTGCTTGATTACTTATTAAAGCGGCGGTTACATAGCTGTCTATCGCTAGTTCTTTTTGCGAATGAGTTTCTGCTAAAACTCGCATCGCATTTTGTGCATATGTTGATTTTTGAAACATAATATCTCAATCCTTTTTGTTTATTTTTCAGCGACTAATTAACAACTTATCGTTATATACTATTGTTAGTCGCTCCCCGGTGACTGTAAGTTGTCTGCATAAGCGTCGTTGTGGTAGGCGGCGCTTAAATTACGATTTGATTGTGTTCTTCTAATAACTTGTTTAATAGATATACTTGTCCTTTTCCTGTTACTTGTGGAGTATAAGTTGTTTTCATTAAGCCGTTTCTGTCTGTATGAATATGTGTTTTTTGTTCGAACAATCCTAAATTCATTGCTTTTTGTGACGGTTTGTTGTAATAAGCACCTTTACTTAGCAAATATCCGCTACCTCTCAACCATTCAAAAAGTCTGTTTTGTCCTATATCTAATCCTTTTTGTTTTAGAATAGTAGCTAAATCTTTTACTAAAATTGTGTTCTCGCTCGTTTGTACAGCTTCCGCAAAAACTACTTTCGGCTTTTGCTCCTCAAGTTGCTTTAAAGCCACTTGCTTCTCTTGTTGTTCCTCAATCCATTTTTTAGCTCTAGCGACTGGATCTTCTATCATGTATGAAAATGTTGGATATTCAGTTGCTAATTTCCTCGCTTGTTTTTCTACTTCAATGAAGTATTTTCGAATTGCTCGACCCATTTCATTGTTTTGTACCATTGCTAATTCTTTAGCAGTGTCTAAAGTTAGTAAGTATTCTGTTCGAGGTCTGCCAAATGTACTTTCTCCCAAAATTGGGAAATAGTCTTCATCCTTTAAAAATCCGTAATTACTAAACTTATCGGTAATCCAAGTAGCAAATTTTTTACCGACTTGCAAGCTTTGATGTAGTTCCCGTGCATTTACAAATTTCTCGCCTTTTTCATTTTCTAAAACTGGTAACATTTCATTTGCAATTACTTGTAAATTTGACATTTTGTTCTCCTTTCTGTTCGCCCTTTCACAGTGTTATAGTTTTTGTGAAGGGAGGTGGGTAAAATGGGAGTTAAAATTAAATTTGATTCAAAAAAATTAGAGAGACAAATTAAAGAACAAAGCCTAAAAATCGCCAAGGAAGATATTATTAAAAATGGAACGGAAGGGACCTGTCCCGAATGTTCGCATGTATTTACAGTTAAACCCGGAGTAAACACATGTCCCGATTGCGGGAATGAATTTACTGTGAAAATCACGTAAATCACTTCACCTTAATTTCTAACGAGTTTATAGTGTTAGCCAAGTCTTCCACCAAAGATTTGGCTTCACTTAATCTCTTTTCTAACAAAGCGGCGTTTTCTATGGAATCCTCTACTCCATTCAGCTCTACTTCCATTTCGATGATTTTTAGCTCTTGATCTTTTTCAAGTAAATCTAAAATGTTTTTTATAGTGTTGTACTTAACGAATAATCTATTCTCTTTTTCATTACCATTTTCTAAAATTGTTTCTAATTTAATAATTGCTTGTTTGATGTTATTCATTTTTCTTCCTCCTCTATTTGTTTTAAAAAAGCCTCTACTTCTAAACCATCCACATCTATTCTTTCTGGATAGCATTCAATAATTAACTTTGGTCGTTTACCGCCTAGTATTTCTAAATGAACACCTGTTACAAATCGTCCTACTTTCCAGTCACCAAGTTGAATGGCATTATATGCAGACCCATCTTCTCTTTGACTAGTTTTGATTGACAAAGTTAACTCTTCGTTACTCATGTTCTAGCCTCCTATTTTCTTTTGCCCAAATCGCCGTTAGTTTTTTCCGATAATCTATTAACTAATGAATTAATTTCTGAATAAAGTTCCGGCAAAATACTTAAATCGCTAAAATCTTCGCCAGTTATACTTAATTCAATGGTGAGTACTGACTCTTTTCTATTTCTCTTAGTTAGGAAAGAGTTTGTAAATGCAATTTTTTTCATTTTCTAGCCTCCTATTTTTGGTTACTCTCCAATCTGCTATAATTAGTTTGATTGGAGGTGATATTATGATTAAAGTTTCGCTAATTGAAGAAGGGAAAGTTCTTCAAAATATGGAACTCTATTATTTACCTAGAAAAGGTGACGTCATTTCAAGTACCAATATAAAAGCGCCGCATTACCTAGTTAATGTAGTAGAACATGTAGATGGTCACGAACTGGTAAATTTACATGTCCAGGAATTCGCGAATCAAGTTGTCGCAGACAATGAGATTAACGGTTTCCGAAACAATCGATGAATCTATTGTTTTAATCCAATATGCATTTTTGATTGTTTCGCTATCTAAGTACACTGCTTGTTTGGTAAGCACAATAACTTTTTGTCCACCTTGATAAGTTACATAACCCTTCCTAACAAGCAGTGTGCCTTCTGTTATTTCCTCAATTCTTCCACCTACTCGTCCCGCAATTTCCAAAATGTCTCCTACTTTCATTTTCTAGCCTCCTTTAAATTAGTAATTTTTTTGGTGTAAAACATTTCGCATTTCTTCGCTGATTGTGAATGGGTGATATGCCACTTGTACAACTGGCAACGAACCTGCTTTTAAATCTAGCTTCACCGCTGTGATTCCTTTTCCTAATTGCTTTCCATTAATTTCTAATACTCCATAACAGCAGTTTCTATCTCCTTGCATTTTAATATTTAAAGATTTCAAGTTTTCTGGAGGTATGATTTTGGTTTTAAAAACTGATTCTTTCTCTTCACTTCTTTTATTACTCAAATATCTTATGTTCATTTTCCAACCTCCTGTTTATTCAATACGAATAGATTTGGCCTAAAATTTTTTCAGGTTCAACATTAAATTCTTTCGCGATAACCATTAACTGATCTGCTTTCAAAGCTGTTTTTCCTTCTTCTATTTTCTGATAACTACTAACACTTTTATATCCAAGTAATTTTGCCATGTGCACCATCGTAACACCTTTTTGTTTCCGTAAATTTTTCAAATTTGACATTATCATCACCTCTCTATTCAATTTGAATAACTTTATATTTATATAATACTTATTCCAAATGAATAAGTCAAGCTTTTTTATTCTTTTTGGGTAATTTTTTATCAAAAGGGCGTAATATCTACTCGTATATGCTATTATTTTATTCGTAAGGAGTAAATTGGAGGAATTATTATGAATACTTTATCAAAAAAGTTAGAGTACCTTAGAAATAGTAAAGGATGGTCTAAAGTAGAAGTAGCTAAAAGGTTAGGCATGAAAGCATCGTCCACATATTCTAACTGGGAGTATGGTAACAGAGAACCTGATATAGATACATTGAAACGTATAGCTGACTTATACGGAGTAAGTGTAGATTATTTGTTAGGAAGACAAAAAAATAAACTAGTCGATACAATAGCTGCACATATTGATGCAGACGCTTCAGAAGAAGATATAAAAGAGATACTCGCTTATATAGAAGAAAAAAGAAAAGAACATGTAAATGAAAAAGAAATAAATATTACGGAAATAGCTTCAAAAGAAGATGCAGCAGTGGATAAATTTGTTGAAGAGAACGAAGATTTTAAAGCTGTTGCGGCTCGAGTAATGAATGATGCGGAAGCAGTCAAAGCAGTTAAGTCATTCATTGAATTTTACGAGCAACAAAAAAACAACTAATTTAATAATATATTTATCCTTGAACTACTTGACTTGTAATTTATTTACTAGTTATTGCTATTGATTATTAACTTTCTGTGAAAACGTGATATTTCTTATAAAAATTATGTATAATATAAGTGCAACGTTGCAATAAAAACAACGGGGTATAAATACATGAAAACTTTAGATGAACTGAACGTACAACATGATATAGTGATACTAGAACACGAATTCACTTCTTGTTCATTCGCTTTAAAAAGAGAGATTTTCATAGTTATTGATAGTAGATTAAGTCAAAACGAGAAGATAGAAGATCTCGCAAGACTTTTGAATAAAATATAACTATGTAACCAGTTTGCGGCCGCAGATTGGTACATACAAAAGGGAGAAAACGGGATGATAGCTTTATTTGTACTAGCTGGTTTGTTTATTTTTACCGGTATTATTATTTTAGCTGTATCACAATTACCAGGCATGGCATTAGTTGAATTTGCATTTGCAGCTCTTTTCATCTGGCTTGCTTTAAGAATAAAGAGAAAAAAAGCCACCCATGAAAAATTCGATGTAAAAGAAATTCCGAGTAACTCGCCTCAAATTAAGTTAAATTTTAATTTAGCACAACAGGATTTAAATTTCGCTATAAAGAAAGCAGTTGGAACAACTTATAACATGGTTCAACTAATTCCATCAAATCAGATAATTTTTTTATCAAAAGATGGTCTTGTGACAAATGATGAGTTTTACTTTGTTGATTATAAGTGGCTAGGTGCGACGTACAACACTCACACTAAAACTAATAGTAAAGCTGGTAAAACTATTGCTGGAGGAGTAGTTGGGGGAATAGTCGGCGGAGGCGCAGGAACAGTAGTAGGCGCATTGGCAGGAAGTAGCGGTAAAACAAACAGCACTTCAACGCAAATTGAAAATAAATCAAAAGCAATTTTTTACTTTTACAATAAAACAAAAGATATTGATTTAGTAACAGAATTAAACATTACATCAAAAGATATAGTTAAACTCGAAAGATTTGTCAAATATGTAAAATAAAGAGAGCCATTAGGCTTTTCTTTTTACCGAAAAAAGAACGTATGTGCGAAAGGAGGGCTTATTTTATGGTAAAAAAAGTAAAAGGTAGGCGTTATGAGGGTTCTATTGAACAACGTAGCAAAAATTCATGGCGTATGCGGGTTACTGTAGGCTATGACTACAAAGGTACGCCGATTCGAGCTGACAGAACGACGCGAACAAAAAATGAGAGGGAGCGAGAAAGAGAGTTAAGAAATTTCATCACAGAATTAGAGCAAAATGGATATACAGCTCCTGCAAGAATGACATTTAAAGCATTTGTTGAGAATGAGTATATGCCAAAACATGCACAAAATAACCTAGAAGTTAAAACATGGACAGAATACTACAAATCTATAGTAGCAAGAGCTTACCCAGCCTTTGGTGGCGTTCAAATGGATAAAATAACCACACTTCATATAGTTAACCTAGTCGCAAAATTACAAAAGCCCGGCGCAAGATTAGATGTTAAACCTACAGATTCAGACGAAAAGAAAAATAAGCCACTTTCGCCACGATCTATCAGAAATATTTATTTTGCGATAAATTCAGTATTTGAAACTGCGGTTGAGTGGAAAGTAATCCCAATTAACCCCGCAGAGGGTGTAAGGCTTCCAAAAACAACTAAAAGACCGCCTACTATTTATACTCCTGCTGAAATTGAATTGTTAAATGCAGCTCTAGTGAAAGAGCCACTTAGATTGCAAGTAATGATTTATATAGCGCTGATTTCAGGTTGTAGAGAAGCTGAATTAGCAGCATTAGAAGTAAAACACGTGAACTTAATAGAAGATGAGCTAACATTCGAACAAACGCTAGTTGCAAAAGCAGGAGAAGGTTTACTTCTTAAAGAATCAACTAAGAATGATGTAGCTGGGATAGTTTCTATACCCGCTTGGTTAACTAATTTAATAGAAACATATATAAGCAATGAAGTTTTAGACCTAAAAACTGAAGGGAAATGGACCAATCACAAATTTTTATTCGCCAACATGGAAGGCAAACCGATTAGGCCTGATTCGATTTATCAGCGTTGGAAACGATTTTTAGAAAGACACAACTTGCCGGTGATTCGTTTTCATGATTTGCGTCACACATCTGCTACACTTTTATTGAACAAAGGTAGAGATATAAAAATTATCCAAGAGCGGCTTAGACATAAATCTAGTGTGACCACTTCAAACATTTATGCACATGTTTTGAAAGATACGCACAAAGATGCAGCTAGCGATTTTGAGAACCCTTTTTAAGCTTTCTGCCCCACCTCTGCCCCACTTAATAAAAAAAGGCAATTTTAAACTAAAATTTCACAAACAAAAAACCGCTTAAACGCTTTGTTTAGGCGGTTTTTATATATGGGTTGTGAGGGTTTCGAACCCCCGACCCGCTGATTAAGAGTCAGCTGCTCTACCAACTGAGCTAACAACCCTCGTCGTATTCCGACAAAAAACATTATACCATAATTTGGTGTAAAAACACAGCCACAGCACCTTGCCATGACTGTATTTCTTAACTTAGTAAACGGAATGTAATGGTTGTTTTCCTGCTAAAACTGCTTCAACGTTCGAAATGGCCATTCGACCCATTTCTGTGCGGGTTTCTACGGTCGCATTGCCGATGTGCGGCGTTAAAACGACATTTTCTAGTTTGCCTAGTTCAGCTCCAATTTTAGGTTCAAATTCAAATACATCAAGCGCAGCACCAGCAATAACACCTGTTTCGAGCGCATTAATTAATGCAGATTCTTCTACAACAGGACCGCGAGCCGCATTGATTAAAAAAGCACTCGACTTCATTGTATTTAGTGTTGTTTCATTCAACAAATGTTTCAAGCTCGGACTATATGCTGCGTGAATCGTCACAACATCACTGCGCTTTAATAGTTCATCCTGACTTACAAACTCCGCATCCCACTGTTTCGCTGCTTCTTTCGGTTGGTGCCCAGAATAAATGATTTTCATTCCAAAAGCAGCTGCGCGTTTTGCAACAGCCTGACCAATTCTCCCTAAACCTATAATTCCCAGAGTCTTACCGCTTAATTCCGTACCTAAAAAGAATGTCGGCGCCCACCCTTTAAATTGCTCAGGTGTTTCACGACATAAACGGTCACCTGCTGAAATTCTTCGCGCCACATCTAAAATCAATCCGAGAGTTAATTCCGCTGTCGCTTCCGTGGATACATCCGGTGTGTTAGTTACCGCGATGCCCAGCTCTTGCGCTTTTTTTACATCAATATTGTCAAAACCAGCGCCAATATTCGCTACGATTTTAAGATTTTTAGCAGATTCCAGTACTTTTGCTGTAATTGGTGAAGAAAGTGGGCAAATGATTGCTTCCACATCCGTAACGTTTTTTATTAGCTCAGACTCCGTAATATTTTCTTTGCCTTTGTACGTTTTTACATCCCATTTATCTAGAGCTTCCATCGTTTCTGGTAGTAATTTTCCTGCTACAAATACGCTTGCTGTCATCTCTTTCACTCCTCCAGTGCCATTTTTACCCTTATTTCATTGTAATCCGTTTTTTATGAAAGGTAAACGATTTTACGCACCTTTTCCTGGCAAAATGCGATATAATGGAAACGGAAGCGAGGTTTGAAATCATGAAAAAAATTTCTGCGCCGCGGATTCCTGATGAGGATTTGACGGTTTATCCGAATGATACATATTTTATTGAAGATATTGGAGAAGTTAGTGAGCAAATCTTTAGAAAAACGACGCTAACTGGGGAAATTTTCGAGCATTTTCATTTAGAAACAATTATTTTTGATGGTTGTGTTTTTGATTCGGTTTCTCTTGTAAGTGCGAATTTGACTGATGTTGTATTTAAAAATTGCGATTTGTCGAATTTAGATTTAATGGGCGCAATTATTCACCGGGTACGTTTTGAAAATTGTAAATTAATTGGTGTGAATTTCAGTGATGCTACGCTTAGAAATTGCGTTTTTGTTGATTGTTATGCGGATTATGTTGCCTTTCGCTATGCTAACTTGAAATGGGTGGCATTTGAAGCGGGTGCGTATACGAATAGCGATTTTAGCGGGGCTCAACTGGTCGACACCTATTTGGAACGACTTGACTTGAATAAAGCACAATTTTTGAATTGTGCGCTAAATGGGATTGATCTTAGTTCTTGCATTTTTGAGTCGATTACTGCGATGCCGCAAGATTTGAAGGGTGTGAGCATTGATTTTTCTCATGCTCCTGCCTTGATGCCGTTGTTTGGAATACGGGTTAAATAATTGAAAAAAGATGGTTCCGCGTTACTTTGGAACCATCTTTTCATGTTTAATTAGCCATTCTTTTCGGGCAAGACCGCCGCCGTAACCTCCTAATGCTCCGTTAGTATTGATTACACGATGGCACGGGACGATGATGGATAATTGGTTAGCCCCATTTGCTCTTGCCACAGCTCGACTCGCTGTTGGTCGCCCTAGTTTTTCTGCCAACCTTTTGTACGAAATCGTTTCACCTACCGGAATTCGTCGCAGTTCATTCCAAACACTTTGTTGAAATTCAGAGCCAATATAACGAATTGGTGTCTCAAAATCAACTAGCTCGCCATCGAAATATCTCCCTAATTCTTCTTCCATTTGCTTAATTACCGCTGTTTTTTCAGGGGAAATTGCTGCTTTCAATCGCATTCGCAGCTTTTTTATTTCAGTTTCTAATCCTTTCCGATCAACAAATTCTAGCAGAAGTAATTTATCATCATCGGAAATTGCCAACATTGATCCTAGCTTAGTTTCAATCCAAGCAGAGTACAGAATCGTTATATCTTTTGATTTATGAGGAACATCTCCCATCGTTTTTGAAAAAGCATCTCGGAACCCATTACCAGACTCATAACCACTATCAAGTTGCGCATTAATAATCGAATCCCCGCTCCGAATATGCTTAAAAGCAAGTCCAAGCCGCCGCGAACGCGCGTACTCAATAAAAGTCATCCCAAACTGCTTCTTAAACTGGCGCCGCGCCGTATTTGCACTAATGGATAATTCATCAAAATCTTTATCAGTCCATTTTTTCTCCGGATTTTTCTCAATTGCATCGACAAGTAACTTCACAGCTGGAGACAATTTCGTCGGATTGGAGAGCGGTTCACAACGCTTGCAAGGCCGGTAAGATGCAAGTAACGCCTCCTTGGCTGTACTGAAAAACTCACAATTTTCTTTTAAAGGTTTCTTCGCCGGACACGTTGGACGACAAAGTATTCCCGTCGTTTTCACTCCGACAAAAAATACGCCTTCATAATTCGAATTTTTCTCCACTAACATATCATAATATTTATCAATATCCCGCTGATTTGTTATCATAAGGCTCTTCCTCCTTCGAAAATCCGCTCAACTTCCCGCTGAATCGCTAAATTAGCCTGAAAAAAACTAAACGGTCCATAACTGATTCTTTTCACACCGATTTTTTGTAATTCCTCGACTGAGAGCATCCCATCCATCATCATAATATTGACTGGAAGTGGTGATTTCTCAACAAATGCGCGAATTAATTTTGGTGATAACAGACCCGGGATAAAAATAGCATCCGCCCCAGCCTCCTTGTATGCCTTTGCCCTGTTAATCGCTTCTCCCACCAAGTCTACCGTCTCATCTCGCCCTTGGAAAAAGACATCTGTACGCGCATTGATGAAAATTTCCCTGCTCATTTTCGCCGCCGTTTCTTTAATTGTCTTGATTTTATCACATTGCGTCTCAGTACTGCATAACCCCGGATTTGCAGCACCAATAAGCTGATCTTCCACGTTCACGCCACAAACATCAATCGCCAGCAACCGCTCCACATTCTGAGCCAGTTCCTCCAAATTTCTAGCATACCCAGTCTCTATATCCACCGTCAGCGGCAAACTCACATTCTCGGCAATGCGCGAAATAACTGAAAACATCTCGTCAAAAGTTAAATGCTCCCCGTCCACTACGCCGAGTGACTCTGCAATTGCATAACTGCTTGTCGCTATTACTGATGCTCCTCCTTGTTGAATTGCTCTGGCGGAAGCGACGTCCCAGCAGTTGTAGAGGATTAGTGGGGCGGGGAGTTCGTGTAGGGATTTTAGTTTTTTAAAGTTTTTTGTCATTGGTTTCAACTCCATTTGTTAGGATGGAGTTAGTATAGCAGGTGGGGAGATTGGGGGTACCAGGAAAATTAACATAGATGTTTTTTGGTAGATGTATGTAGAACTGTAAACTCTTGCATACGCTAAGTAGCCTAAGATTCTTTCCCCTCATCTTAGACTACTTGTTCCCGTATATAGTTGATTTTAATGCTACTTTAGTCTCTTTTTCTTTATAATTATTAACAAAAAATAACACTTCTACAACCATCAAAAAATTTATTATATCCGTCCTTAGGCTCACTTTACTTAAGCCCTAATTTTTAAGATTCAACAAATTACGTAAAATAGCCTTATAACCCACTTGATTCTGATCTAATTCTATGTCATATTCTTTAATCATTTGTTTAAAATACATATATTTCCATGTGAAATTAGCTAGAACTTTAGCTCCCATTGTCAAACTAGAGTTATCATTACTTATTGTATGAAAAATCATATCTATATCACAATAACCCACTACATAAGTATTTTTTTCATTAATAAGGCACATGGCATCTTTCTTATAATTTTCTATCTCGAACAAGTTAGAATCCAGAAATCTTGACAGACAGTTCTTTGCCTCTATCTCGTTGGAAATAGTGTTCTTAAGTTCTGGTCTAGGACAAATCGTTTTAAATCGGCTCATTTTAATCATTATTCCAAAATAAAAGATGGCTACTTCTTTATCATGTAATGTCATAATTTTTGTTTTAGTACCTCTAGACAATTTGAATAGCTCGTATTTTAATTCATTGCAGGCTAAAACAAAGATAATATCTTGATTTACGGTACCTTCTAATCGTTCTCTTACCTCTATACTATTCGTGGACTTATTATCTGTTATAAAATAGTCTGTACTTAAAAAATTCGTTAAGGATTCTATCATAAGTATAAATACCACCTACATTGTAGCTTTCATCAAATTAACAAGTCTATTTACTTCCAACCGTTGTACACTAAAAATTTATCTGGGATTCTTAATTCAAGCTGTTCCTGTAGTTCTTTGCAAAAAATATCCATGTCTGCTTTGTCATACCATTTTTGGGTATTAGGTAGAGCAATACCTAAACCCCCATTTACAATACTACATCCAAAGGAACCGCGATCATAATTCAATATGATATTAAAAAAATTATATGCCGAAAATTCTATACTAAACTCTATCCATGGCTCATCTTGTGTTTTACAAATTGAAAAAGAAGAACTAATTTTATCACCTAATCTTTCTTCTATTTCATCACTAACTTTTGAAGCTAATACCTCTGCTTTACTTAATTGCATACCGTACATCTCCTCTTTGAATTAATTTGGAATAACCATATTCTTTTTGTAAATACGTCCATTCTTGTGCTAAATAACTATTTTTATATTGCTCCAAATTAGGTTTATGTGAAAGTTGAACGCTAGCTATGTTTTTGAAATTAAAATCCCATTTTTCCATATTCTGCATGAATCCTCGCATTTTCTTCATGGTTATCGCCCAAGCTTTATTGTATGTTTCCATTAATCAGTAGAAGCAACCAACTATTTAAGATGATTGCTCATTTAGTTAATTTAAAGGTATATTTTTTCGTTCCTCCATGATTTCTATCTCAGACTCAGGTACCCATTTCTCATATAAATATTTATCTGTTCTTTCAAATTTTAATTCTTTTGCTAACTCAGAATCATTTGTTCCCAAACAAATTTCCTCATTTTTCATATTAGGTCTTATCCTAAAATTGTTTCCTTCGTACACCGCTTTCGGAATTATATAATACAGATTTTCTAATTGTTCTAAATCAATTTCTTTTTCATAAATACCGTCAGCATACTTTTGGAAATCAGGCTATTTTTTATCACTTATTATATAACTTTTTCCATTTCTATCTTTTAAAATCACTTTATATTCTTTCCCGTTTATACAAGTATATTCTCCTGATTTTATCACTATGTTCATTACTTCTTTCTAAGTTAAAGTTCGAGAGCTATAAATCTGCCAATGTTTCAACTCCATAAAGACTAGCTCCATCAATTTTTTTGATGCCGTAAAGCCATTTAATGTACACAGAGAACCGTCCGTATTTATTCCTCGAACAGCAATAGAAATTAGGCTATTTGCATCATTTATAATAGAAAACTCTGTTTCAATTTTATTGTATATGCTGGTATTGTTCACTATCTTTACTCCTTTATGGCTTTGGAAGAAAATTCCCCATATCAATAGCGTATGCTCAAAAATACACAAGTGAAATGAGGAAAAAACATAAGGATATTCACCAGTCCTTGGGTCATTTCTATCAATACAACTCTCCATATCCACTTAAGATATTTTTTCTACTCTTAATTATCCCATAATGGACAGGAGTATTCTGGCGGTTCCCCGTCTTTCACTCTTCGACGATTCGATAAAACCCTACTCTGCATAATATTTAAAAATTTATCCATAGCATCAAAAACATTATTAAACTCATATTTCCCCATTACACTAGCTCTATCAGCTGTCATATAAACTTCAAACTTATCTTCATTCTTCTCAATTCTAACTTGATATTCTTGTCGATTATTTTTCTCGCCTTCGAATATAGCGTATCTTAATTCCTGATAACCCAATAAATAAATATCTTCTTCTAAAATTTTTTTATATTCTTTTAAATTATAATTCAT